CGCACGGGACGCCGCATGGGCCGCCGCAGGGGCCGCCGCACGGGCCGCCGCATGGGCCGCCGCACGGGCCGCCGCATGGGCCGCCGCATGGGACGCCGCATGGGACGCCGCAGGGGACGCCCTTCGTCCTACGGCCGAAGGGCTCCAGACATCGGCCTTTGATCTTCTCGACCGGCTCATCGCCGTTGGTGCCAAGTGACCCGCCCCGTTCCGCCGCTGCTCACCAGCCACGCCCAGGACCGAGCGACGGTGCAGATCGGCGGGGTGGCGTGGCAGAAGGTGGCGTGGGACTGGGACCGGGCCATTCCCGGCGGGTTCATCGTCGAGGTGTGGACCACCGACGACGGCGAGGTCGGGATGACGACGATGACGGTCAAGCCCCGGGGCGCCAAGTCCGAGATCGTCATGCATCGGCTGTTGGCTTCGGAGTGCTCGTCGGTTGAGCCGTGCAGCTCGTTCCGGTGCTGGGTGGCGGTGCGCAAGATCGACGCCTACCTCGGCCAGCGGGCCGGCGGTGACGCCAGCGGTCCCCCGTACAACGACTTCGAGAAGCGAGTGGATAGCTGGCGCCGTGCCCTCCTGCACGCCGCCATCCCGACAACGAAAGAGGCGGCATAGATGGGCACGACGAGCGACCGCAACGACCCGCGCCTTACTCACGGCGCCGACGACGAACCAACAGGGATGGCGCCGGTCTACTTGGTCCTCTCCGACGAGGAACGTGCCAAGGGATTCGTCCGGCCGGTGCGTCGGTCCTACGTCCACGAAAAGTGCGGCGGAGCAACCCGGATGGGCGAAGCCATCGCCGAGACGTACGCCCGTCAGCCTCACTTCTACGGCGCCACCTACTGCGTCCACTGCGGGATGCACCGCCCGGTCGGCGCTGACGGTGAGTTCGTCTGGGACGACGGATCGAAGGTGGGCACATGAGGTCGCTCGGCGATGGCGGGCTGGACCTTCCCTTTGATGGCCAAGACCCGACCGAACTGACCGATGGGTTCCTCCTGTCCGGTGGCGTCGTCGTCATGGCGGCCCTCGTCCCGGTTGACGGCAAGGACGAACCCGCTTTGGTGTTTCGCTTCGCTCGTCCTGACGGCGAGTTCTATCCGCCGGTCCTCCTGGTGGTGTCGGACGAGCAGATGAGCGGCCTGATCCCGCTGGTCACGAAGGCGGTACGGGCAGCGGTTGTGCATGCGAGGAAGACCGCATGACCCGCCAGGACAGTCCGGTGGAGTGGGGCGACGACGTGCGCCGGCCGTTTGTCGACGCCCTGCCGGCGGTGTTCTGGATGCTGACGTGGATGCTGTTCGTCGCCCTCGTCGTCTACGCCGCCATGCAGCGAGGCGGGCGATGAAGATCATCGGGCTCGACCTGAGCCTCACCGCCACCGGCATGGTCAACGCCGAGGGCGAGGCGTTCACCATCAAGAACAACGCCACCGGCATGGCTCGACTCATCAAGATTCGGGACCGCATCCTGTACGAAGCCGATGCAGCCCTGCCCGCTGACCTCGTGGTGATCGAGGGCTACAGCATGGGCGGCCAGCGGGGCTCGGCCGGTATCGGCCAAGCCCTCGGCGAACTGGGCGGCGTGGTGCGGGTGGCGCTGTGGGAAGCGGGCGTGCCCTACGTGGACGTGTCTCCATCGAGCCTCAAGAAGTACGCCACCGGCAAGGGCAACGCCGGGAAAGAGGCGGTGCTGATCGCCGCCATCCGCAAGGGCGCTGACGTGGAGGACAACAACGCCGCCGACGCCTGGTGGCTGCGGGCCATGGCCTTCGACACCTACGGCGAGCCGCTGGTGAAGATGCCGCAGGTCAACCGCTCCGCACTCGACGCCGTGAAGTGGCCCCAACCGCTCGCCGTCTACGGCGGTGCGGCGTGAGCACGGACCCCAACCCCACGCCGCTGCCCGAGGCCGAGCGCCAGCGGTACATCGCCCAGGCGGCCGAGTTGGGCGCCGAGATCGAGCGGCTGCGCAAGCAGGTCGGCGAGCTTCAGGGAATCCTCATCGACAACATCCACGACGTTCGCACCGCTCTGCATGGCTCGTCCTCAGCGCTTCCCTGCTCGCCGAGAGAAGCACACAAGCTGACAGTCCAAGAGGTCGAGCGGCTGCGCAAGCGCAGCGACGAACTCCAGACCCTCGCCGTGGAGGCCACCGTGAAGTACGGCAAGAGCGTCCTCGACAAGAGCTACCGGGTGGATTTGTGACCCGCATCCGACACGCTCTCGCCGGCTGCGCCGCTCTGGCCGCAAGCTGCACTCCCGCACCGTCCCACGCTGTTCGTGGGCGGTCGGCACACGATCCCTCCGTTGCTGGCGTGGCGGAGGAGGCCGGCGTCGGCGTCGAGGCGGAGCGTCCACCTCCTGTCTCCGCCGGCCCGGCCAGCTCGACTTCGACCGTCGTGGGTCAGGCAACGGAGCCCACGACGGTCGAACCAACCACGGTGGCGCCGACGACGGTGGTCCACGTCACAACGACATCGAAGCCGATTGTCGTCACACCGACCACGACCATCACCGTGCCGTTGCCCGAGGCCAAGGGGGCAGAGGTCGGCGACGTGGAGTGGCTGGTGCGCCAGACGTTCCCCGAAGACCCCGACCGAGCCGTGCGCATCGCCAAGCGGGAGAGCGGGCTGCAACCGGGCGCTTCGAACGGTCAATACGCAGGAATCATGCAGATCGGCACAACGACGCACGCCGCCCTCATCGCCTCGATGGGCTATTCGGCAGCGGACATGTACCACGCCGCCCCCAACCTGGCCGTGGCCCGTCGCCTGTTCGACGCCGCTGGGTGGTCACCGTGGGCGTAACCGTGAGACTTCCCAAGGGCGCCGAGTGCCAGTGCATGGAAGCGACATGCGGCCTGTTCTTCACCGGAGAATCGGCGTTCAAGAAGCACTGGACGAGGGCCGGCCACGTCCACCCCCGGGAAATCGGCATGGTGGAGCGCACACGGAAGTCTGGTCCCGTCTGGGGACTGCCCGGTGAGAATCCCCGCTTCTCCGATGCTGCGGCGGTGTGGCGATGAACCCCGCCGAAGCCAGCGCCAGGGCTGACGCCGAGCGGCGGGGCACCGTCGTGGGCAGTGCCGAGGACGTGACGGAGGACTACCTCCTGGCGGCGACGGCGGGCGACGACGAGTGCGCCGGGGCGTGGCCGCTGGGCGAGACGCCGCGCCCGCCGCTGTGGGGCACCGACGAGGGGGGCGTGTAGTGACCCTCACCGAGTTCGTTCACTGGGTGGCGCCGTTCGAGCGCTTGTTCGCCAAGGAGCGCAAGCGGCGGGCCAGGGCCGAGGCGCTGGTGGCGCAACTGCGGCTGGAGCTGGCCGTCGAGCGAGCGTCGCTGCGGGGCGCTACGGCGCTGTTGGCTCTCGCTCGTCAGCAGGCTGAGCGGTCCCGGGACGTGGCCGTGGCCTGCATGGGCGATTGGGGCGAGGGATGAGCGACTACGCCGAGTTCCTGGCCGGTAAGACCCAGGACGACACCGAGTACGGGTTCGACCCGACGTGGGTGCCCGAGTTCCTGTTCGAGTTCCAGGCCGACATGGTGCGCTGGGCCACCCGCAAGGGCCACGCCGCCCTATTTGAAGATTGTGGGTTGGGCAAGACTCCGCAGCAGCTCGTGTGGGCCGAGAACGTCTACCGCAAGACGGGGCGGCCGGTGCTGCTGGTGGCCCCGCTGGCCGTGACGTTCCAGACGTTGGGCGAGGCCGAGAAGTTCGGCGTGGACGCCGCCGTGTCCCGCAACGGGCAGATGACGGCCGGCGTGACCATCACGAACTACGACCGGCTGCACCTGTTCGACCCGGCCGACGTGTCGGGGATGGTGGCCGACGAGTCGAGCGCCATCAAGTCCTTCGACTCCGAGCGCAAGGCCATCGTCACCCAGTTCATGCGCAAGCTCCCCTACCGCCTGCTCTGCACCGCCACGGCGGCGCCGAACGACTACATGGAGCTGGGCACGTCGTCGGAGGCCCTGGGCTACCTCGGCTACCAGGACATGCTCTCCCGTTGGTTCGTCAACGACCAGCACAGCAGTAAGGCGGTCCGAGGGTGGACCGGTTCGGAGTGGCGGTTCAAGGGCCACGCCGAGATGCCGTTCTGGCGGTGGGTGGCGTCGTGGGCTCGGGCCATGCGCAAGCCGTCCGACCTCGGGTACTCCGACGACGGGTTCAGCCGGCCGCCGGTCAACTACCGCCAGCACGTCGTCAGCGCCCGCCGACCGCCCGAGGACCGGCTGTTCGATGTTCCCGCCGCCCGGCTGTTCGAGGAGCGGGAGGAATCACGCCGGACCCTGGTCGAGCGGTGCGAGAAGGCGGCTGAGGTCCTCGCCGACGCCCCCAGCGCCGTGGCGTGGTGCCAGCTCAACGACGAGGGCGACCTGCTGACCAAGCTGATCCCGGGATCGGTACAGGTGAAGGGCTCGGACAGCGCCGAGCAGAAGGAGGAATCCCTGCTGGCGTTCAGCGGTGGGGACATCCCCGTGCTGGTGACCAAGCCCGCGATCGGAGCCTGGGGCATGAACTGGCAGCACTGCCACCGCACCACCTACTTCCCCAGCCACAGCTACGAGCAGTTCTACCAATCAGTTCGACGCTTCGACCGATTCGGCCAGCAGCACGAAGTGGTCGTGGACGTCATCACGACCGAGGGCGGGCGCAAGGCCCTGTCCAACCTCCAACGCAAGTCCGTCCAGGCCGACCGCATGTACGACGCCCTGGTGGCGCACATGGCGAACGCCCAGGCCGTGACCCGCTCCGAGTCATACGACCGAGAAGTGAAGGTGCCCGCATGGCTTTGAAGGGCTACAAACAAACCCCCGAACACATTGCGAAGCGGATCCGAAAGGGAGAGGAACATCCGAACTGGGTCGGTGATCAAGTGTCCGAGAAGGGCGGCAGGACCAGAGCACTGCGCATCTTCCCTGCTGGCCCTTGTGAATCATGCGGCGCCACCCAGTCGGAGAGACACCACGTCGATGGGAACACCGGCAATAACCACCCGTCGAATGTAAAACGGCTCTGCCGGCGGTGCCACATGACTGCCGATGGTCGTCTCGCCACCTTCCGCACGCTTGCCCGCAATCGAGGAGAGGACGGAAGGTATGCCGGTATTTGATTCATGCGTGACAGACAACTACGCCCTATATGGGGGCGATTGCATGGAAGTGCTCCCCGAGCTTCCTGACGGGTCGGTCCACATGTCGATCTACTCGCCGCCGTTCGCTACCGAGGGCGGCGGGGCGCTGTATCACTACAGCTCCAGCGAGCGTGATCTGTCGAACACCGACAGCTACGAGCAGTTCTTCGAGCAGTACCGGTTCATCCTCACCGAGCTCACCCGGGTGACCATGCCCGGCCGCATGTCCTACGTCCACTGCATGGACGTGCCCACCGGCAACAGTGGCGGCGACGCTCTGGCCGACTTCCCCGGCGACCTCATCCGGGCGCACCGCCGGCTCGGCTGGTCGTACTGCGCCCGGTACCACGTCTGGAAAGAGCCGCTGGCCGTGCGCAACCGCACCATGAAGAAGGACCTGGCCCACCGCACGCTGGTCGAGGACTCCACCCGTTGCACGGTGGCATCGGCCGACTACCTGCTGTGCTTCCGGCGCCAGGGCGAGAATCCGGTGCCGGTCGAGCACCCCGTCGGCCTGCTCAACTACGCCGGGTCGAGGGTGGTGCCGGCCGAGCTCCACCGCTTCCGAGGGTGGACCGGCAAGCAGACGGAGAACCGCTACTCGCACTGGATTTGGAGGCAGTACGCCTCGGCGTTCTGGGACGACGTGCGCATCGACCGGGTGCTGCCCTTCCGTGAGGCCCGGGCCGAGGAGGACGAGAAGCACTGCCACCCGCTGCAGCTCGACATCATCGAGCGGGCGTTGGTGCTCGGCTCCAACCCGGGCGAGACGGTGTTCACACCGTTCATGGGCGTGGGCAGCGAGGTCTACGGCGCCGTGTCGGCCGGACGCCGGGGCGGGGGCGTTGAGTTGAAGCCGACCTACTACCGCCAGGCGGTGGCGAACGTGCAGTCCATCGGGTCGCCGGAGGCCGACCTGCCGTCACTGTTCGACTCGGCGGGTGCGTGACCGGCGAGCGTGGGAGCCACCTGCACAGCCCGAGGGTGGCGAGGGCCGAGGCGGCTGACAGTGCGTGGAGGGCCGAGGCCGCTTGTCGGGGCATGGAGACGGCGATCTTCTTCCCGACCCGGGCGTCGGGCGTCGGCACGGGGAACGACACCACGGCCGATGCCAAGGCTGTGTGCGAGACGTGCCCGGACTGGGTGCGGGAGGCGTGCCTGCGCTACGCCCTCGAGGCCGGCGAGGGCGTGCCTGCGCTACGCCCTCGAGGCCGGCGAGGCGTTCGGCGTCTTCGGTGGGTACGCCGAGAACCAGCGCAAGCGGATGCGGGCGACGAGGCGGCGGGCGTCGTGAGCCGAGCCAAGTACCCGCTGGAGGCTGTGTGCCCGCTGTGCGGGCCGCACTACGGCGAGCGTGGGCATTGGGAGCCCGTGTGCCCGACGTGTCACCTGGATGCCGGCGAGGTGCGCTACCGGGCGCTGATTCTGGAGATCGGCGGCGCTGAGGTCTACCGGCGTGAGTACCGGGCGGCGCAGGCCACGGCCGAGGGCGCTGCGTGAGGCGGCGGTTCGCCAGCTGGCGGGTGCGACGCCTGTACCGGCGGAGCCAGATCATCGAGCGCCACCTGCGGGCCGCCTACGACCGCCTGGTCGATGCCGAGAGCGATTGGCGATCCTGAAGGTGGCGGCGGGCGCGGCCATCGCCCGGGTACTCGACGCTCTGGAACGGGCGTCCTGTCAACCGCGGCCCAAGGGCGAGGCGTACGAGTTCTTCTGCCCCATCCACGCCGACGGCGCCAACCGGGCCGGCGAGCTGCGCCAGGGCGACAAGGGCGCTCTGATCGTCTGCCACGCCGGCTGTGACCGTGACCTGCTCATCGCCGCTCTCGGGCTGCGGTGGTCCGACTTCATGGACGAGCAGGCCAGGGCCAAGGTCGACTGGCAGCACCCCGACGCCCGCTACGTCTACCGCAAGGCCAACGGCGAGCCGCTGTACGAGGTGCGCCGCATCGGCTTCGGCAAGGAGAAGCAGATTCGGCCGTGGTACCAGAACGGCGCCGGGTGGAAGATGGGCCTTCCCGATGGGCTGCGGGTGCCGTACCGGCTGCCCGAACTCATCGAAGGCGTGGCCGCAGGCCGCACCATCTACATCACCGAGGGCGAGCGTGACGCCGACGCAGCCCACTCGCTGAACCTGTGCGCCACGACCAACGTCGGCGGGGCCAAGAAGTGGCTGCCCGAGTACAACTCCTTCCTCGCCGGCGCCGACGTCATCATCATCCCCGACCGTGACCCGGTGGGCTACGACCACGCCCGGCAGGTGTTCAACAACATCCGCCACCTGGCCAAGAGCATCCGGGTCTACGAGCCGGCTATCGGGAACGACCTGTGCGACCACCTGAGCGCCAAGCTGGGGCTCGATGACCTGCTGCCGTGCGACCTGTGGGCTGCACCGCCCACCGCTCCCGATGAGCCTGCCGTGGCGCCAAGCCCGGAGCAGATGCCCGAGCCTGACGAGGACATCGACACCTTCCTGGCCGGCGACGACCCCGAGTACGACTGGCTGATCCCGGCATGCCTCGAGCGGGGCGACCGCCTCATCCTGACCGGCCCCGAGGGTGGCGGCAAGAGCACGTTCCTTCGGCAGTTTGCCGTGCAGTGCGCCGCTGGCATTCACCCTTTCACGCTGGCTCCCATGACGGCTATTTCGGTCATGTACATCGACCTGGAGAACAGTAGAAAGCAGGTCCGGCGCAAGCTGCGACCGCTGCGACTAGCCGCCCGTGATATCGACCCGAACAACATGCGCATTCGCATCGTGACCGAGGGCATCGACCTGCTCAGTGCCACCGATGTCGCCTTCCTCGAGGAGCGCATCGCCGTCAACAAGCCCGACCTGCTCATCATCGGGCCGCTGTACAAGCTCGTCGGCGACGACCCTGTGAAGGAGGAGCCGGCACGTAAGGCGGCGGCAGTCCTCGACCGGCTGCGCCAGGCGTACGGCTTCGCACTGCTCATGGAGGCCCACGCACCCCACGCCGTGGGCATCTCCAAGCGGGTCGAGCGGCCCTACGGAGCCAGCCTGTGGATGCGCTGGCCTGAGTTCGGCCTGCACCTGGGCGCCGATGGTGCTCTGAACCACTGGCGGGGCGCCCGCGACGAGCGGGAGTGGCCCGTCCTGCTCCAGCGTGGCGGCGCCTGGCCGTGGACGCAGGTGACCGACTCCAAGGCCGTCACCTTCGCCCGGATGGTGCAGGCCCTCAGGTCCGCCGGGAAGCCCATGACTGAGCGGGAAGTGGCCGACGCCGTCGGCTCGAACCAGGCCCAGGTCCACCGTGCCATCGCCGCCAACCGTACCCAGTGGGAGGCCGAGTTGGCCTTCCTGGAGGAGGAGTTCTAGATGACCGTGAACCACAAAACCGCAGGTCAGGGCAGGTGAGCGGCCTTGATTCACGCCTTGATTCAGCTGATTCAGACCCTGAATCAAGAATCGTTCCCATTTCAAAAAGACAAAACCGCAGGTCAGAGCAGGTGGGGACCATCAGGGAGGCGATCTTGATTCACTTGATTCAGATTCTGATTCAGGACAAAACCGCAGGTCAGGGCACGTGTGAGGGGCGTGAATCAGATTCCTTTGATTCATTTTCCGTTTCCACCCCCTCTGACCTGCATGTTTGCAATCTGATTCACGCCGGCCTACGCTGCTCCCGCAGCGTAGGTAGCGCTAGCTTGAATCAAGCGCTACCCCGGCGTGGCCAGCAGTCCGCTCTGAATCATCCGGCGAGCACCGAATCAGCCCTCCGCTGGATCGCTGAGTGCCGACGCCAGCTAGGGGCCAGCGCATGACCCCCGAGACGACCTGCGCCCGCTGCGGCGTGGTGATCTTGCCGGCGGCGCCGGCCGTGAGCTGGGGCCAACGAGCGATCGTGATGCACCCCGGCTGCTGGGACGCCGAACAGCGTGCGACGACGAACGGGGCGAGCCGGTGACCAACGCCGCCGAGTGGTGGCTCATGGCCGAGTTGTGCATCGCCATGGCCGACGCCAGCCCCGAGCTCGAACGGCTCCGGGCCATCGGCACCGGCCTGGACGGCTACGGGACGGGCGGATCGGAGCGAAGTGGGCCTGGGACCACCGCCAACCCCACATTGGCCGTTCTCGTGGCTCTGGCGGGCGGTACAGGCGATTCTGCCGACGTCTGGGTCGTGCCGAACGACCAGATCGGCCTGCTCCTGGGCAAACTGGCCGACCAGAGCGCCCAGATGGCGGGCTGTGCCCGGCGCATCGCCGGCCTCAAGCGGCTCATCGACGGACGGGCCGATTCGAGGGTCGGGCGCCAGTCCACCGTCACCGACTGCCTGGCCTGCGAAGCCAGCGTGTCGGGCGTGGGCGCCGACCGGGTGCGCTCCGGGTACTGCCCGGCGTGCCACCAGGCGTGGTTGCGATTCCGATCTGCGGAGAACGGCGCCGGGCGCAGCGCCGACCACGAACTGTTCCGGCGTCAACGCCGAAAGTCCGTCGAGCGAAACAGGGAGCGTGCGTCGTGAGACTGCCCAAGGGTGCCGAGTGCGAGTGCATGGCCGAGGGCTGCGGGTTGTTTTTCACCGACGAGTCGGCGAGTACCAGCGGGCGAGTGGCCCAACGTGGGGGTGGCCAGTGAGGGTGCCATGGTGGCAGGAGCGCCGAGGCGAGACGCCATGCGGCGACGAAACGGCCGAGAGTGGACCCACGGAGCCTGAAGAGGTTTCGGTGGCCTCTAGCGCCGCCCTGCGGTAGTGGGCACTTCTAGGGTGGTTGTTGCGCCCGTATCCACGACCTGCTACACCTTGGCTAGTTTGGCGGGTGGTGACCCAGTGGGTGCGAAGTGTCGGCGGAGTGGGCGGTCACTGATGGGAGCGCCTGAACTCAACGGCGGTAAGCGCCGGGCCCTCGTCGCCAGGGTGCGCAGGGAAGAGCCGAACTGCTGGCTATGCGGCTACCCCATCGACCTGACCCTCCCGTGTTGGCCCACCCCTCACCCGCAGTCGAGCACGGTCGACGAGGTCATCCCTCGCTCGCTCCACCCTCGTGGCCCTCGGTTCGCAGCGCTCGACCGTGCCAACTGTCGCCACGCTCACCGCATCTGCAACCTGCGGCGTGGCAACCGGGTCGATCACCGCCCACCTGTGCAGAGCCGGCAGTGGTAGGGCGGGGGGGGTCAAATCGCTGCGGCGCCCGGCGGCGGATACCCCTCGCTACCCCCCGAAAAACCATCCCCAAGCCGTCAGGATTCGCCCCTGGCGCCCATTTCCGTCCGCTCGGGAGTCCAGATGCCCGCCAAGAAGCCCTCAGAGGTCGCTCAGACGCCCAGGAAGCGCCTAGAAGCGCTTCAGGCGACCCTGGAGGCCGCTATCGCCAAAGCGGCCACTGCTGGCGAGGACAAGCAGGGCCAGATCGCCCCCCTCGCCAACCAACTCAGGCTGACGATGGAGGCCATCGCCAAGCTGCCGGACGCCAAGACGAAGTCGACGCTCGATGAGCTCAAAAACCGCCGTGCTGCTCGGAGCGCAAACGCCGAGGTACCAGCTCGTGCCGCCGGCCAAGTCGTCGGCGGGCCCCGACGCAGTGGACCTGGCGGCAAGCGCGGGTCTGATCCTGGACCCGTGGCAGGAACTCGTCCTCGAAGGAGCACTGGCCGAAGCGCCTGACGGCCGCTGGGCCGCCACCGAGGTGGCCCTGGTCGTCCCCCGCCAGAACGGAAAGGGGGGCATCCTCGAAGCCCGGGAACTCGCCGGCCTGTTCCTGTTCGAAGAGCGCCTGATCCTGCACTCAGCCCACGAGTTCAAGACCGCGGCCGAAGCATTCAAGCGTCTGCTGTTCCTCATCCAGAACACCCCCGACCTGGAGCAGCGGGTCCACCGTGTTCGTACCGCCCACGGCGACGAGGGCATCGAGCTCAAGGGCGGCCAGCGCATCAAGTTCGTGGCTCGCTCCACCGGCTCCGGCCGTGGCTTCGCAGCCGATTGCATCATCCTCGACGAGGCGTACAACCTCAGCGACGCCGGCATGTCGGCCCTCTTCCCGACCATGGCCGCCATCCGCAACCCGCAGCTCTGGTACACGTCCTCCGCACCCCTGCCCCGACAGGAATCCGACACCCTCCGACGCCTCTGCAAGCGAGGCCGAGCCGGCGCCCGAGAGGCGATGGCAGCGTGAGCCCCCTCGCCTACTTCGAGTGGAGCGCCCCCGACGACGCCGAGCACGATGACCCCGAGGCGTGGGCGGCGGCCAATCCAGCCCTCGGCATCCGCATAAACCCCGACTTCATCGCCACCGAAATGGGCGCGCTCGAAGCCGAGGACTTTGCCCGGGAGCGCCTGGGCATCTTCCCCGAGGACGTCGACAACCTCCAGCCGGCCATCGACGAGAACGACTGGCGGGCCTGTGCTTCGCCAACGTCCACCGTCACCGGCCCGATCGTCTTCGCCTTCGAGGTCAGCGTCGACCGCAAATGGGCGGTCATCGCCACCGCCGGCGCATCCTCCCTCGGCGGCACCCACGTCGAGATCGTCGACAATCGACGCCGTACCGGCTGGGTCGTCAACCGTCTGATCGAGCTACGGGACGCTCACCAGCCGGCGTCCATCATCTGCAACCCCGCCGGGCCCGCTGGCGGCCTCGTCCCCGCATGCCAGCGCCTCGGCCTCGAAATAGGACTTCCCGAGATCACCAACGGCAAGACGAAGCTCCGCCCGCTGGGCGGCCGGGACTACGCCCAAGCCTGCGCCGCCGCCTTCGACGCCGTGACCGAGCACCAGTGGCGTCACATCGACCAGCCCGAACTCACCACCGCAGCCTCCGGCGCCGTCAAGCGCACCACCGGCGACGCCTGGGTATTCGACCGCCAGGCCGGCATCGACATCTCGCCGCTGGCAGCAGTGACCATCGCCGCATGGGCCGCCGGCCGCCCCGAGCACACCGATGGCCCATCCGTCTATCAGGACCGTGGTCTCTTCGTGATCTGACGCAAGAAGGGCCGGTGGCCGTTGACCGAAGTCGCAGTCGCCGCCCTCTGCATCTTCTCCGGGCTCATCGGCGCCTTCATCGCCTGGTCGGTCACCAACCAGCCGCTCGGGTCGATCATCCGTGACCGCATCCGCCGCCCCGTTGTCGTCACGCTGAAGACGGCCGAGACGTACCGCGGCGTGCTCTACGAAGCCGACCCCCACGCCATCGTCCTGCGCAGCACGTTCCTGCTCAATCCAGACGGAAGTCGTGTGTCGGTCGACGGCGAAGTCCTGATTCTCCGTGGGGACATCGCCTACGTACAGATGCTCTAAGGGGGAGGCCCGCCCATGCTGATCAGCGGTGGCGAACTCGTCCTCTCCGACACCACGCCGGCCTTTGCCCGCCAGAACTACTACCCGAACACCGGCCTCAACCTCACGGCGCTGTTTGCGTCCTACGGGACCATCTACCGCAACCAGCTCTGGGTCTTCGTGGTGGTCCGCAAGCGCAGCCTGGCGACCGCCCGCCTGCCGCTGAAGGTCTACGAGCGCACCGACGCCGGCCGGGCCGAGGCCAGGGACACCCCCTACGCCCAACTTCTCCGCAAGCCCAACCCGAAGCACGACCCGTTCTTCCTGTGGCTCTGGACCTCATCCACGGTGGATGTCTACGGCGAGGCCATGTGGGTCAAGGTGCGTGGCTCCAACGGTCAGCCCAAAGAGGTCTGGCCCATGCACCCGTCGCTGGTGCAGATACGCCGCATCCCCAACGAGGCCACCGGCGAGACGGAGACGTTCTACGGCTACCTCGGCGGCATGGCCGCCACCGTCCCCGTGCTGCTCATCCCCGAGCGTGACGTCGTCCACTTCAAGGGCTACAACCCCGACACCACGGCCCGGGGCATGTCGCCGCTGGAGCCGCTGCGCCAGACCATCGTCAACGAAGACGCCGCCCGCAGGGCCTCCTCCGCCTTCTGGGCCAACGGCAGCCGCCCGAGCGTCGTGCTCTCGACGGATGGCAACTTCAAGAACAACCTCCCCGCCCTTGAGCGTCTGAAGGCTGACTGGGAAGCGATCCACAAGGGCGTCGACAACTTCGGCAAGACGGCCATCCTCGAAGAGGGCCTCACTCCCCACATCATCAGCCAGTCGGCCGAGGAGTCGCAGTACGAGGCGTCCCGGCGCCTGAACCGTGAAGAAGTGTGCGCCTGCTACGACATGCCCCCCACCGTCGTCGGCATCCTCGACCACGCCACCTTCGCCAACGTCACCGAGCTGCAACGCTCGCTCTACCGGGACACCATGGCGCCCCACCTGGGCGGCCTCGAATCGACCCTCGACCACCAGCTCCGCCCCGACTTCGGTGCCGACGCCCTGTACGCCGAGTTCCTCATGGACGAGGTGCTACGAGGCGACTTCGAACTGCGCTCCGACGCTTACCAGAAGGGCATCAACTCGGGCTGGATCAAGCCCAGCGAGGTCCGTCGAGCGGAGAACATGCCCGACGCCGGCCCCGACGCCGACCGCCTGTTCATCAACAGCACCATCATTCCGATCGACGCCACCTCAAGACGCACCACTCCCGAGCCCGCTGCGCCCGACGACATCATCGGCCCGACCTCGCCCCCCGGTGCGGCCGCAGCTCCTGGCGCCACGGCTACTCCTCCTGCGGGGCCCAAGTCCCTGAGCACAGCGCAGGTCCGCTCCGTGTTGGGGCGCCTCGGTCGCTACAAGGCCCTCGACGACGTCGACCCGGGCCGACTCACCGCCGGCCTCAACGGAGAGACGGAAGTGGTGCTCGACGCTCTCGCCTCGGCCAAGAGCATCGACGACCTCCGCCTCCTCATCAAGTCGCTCGAAGGAGCTGCATGACGATCAAAACGACATCCTTCGCACTGGCTGAGGTGAAGTCGGCCACCACCGACGACCCCAACGGTGCCTTCGAGGCGGTCCTGTCGGCCCCGACTCTCGACCGTGACGGCGAGGTCATCGACGCCGGCGCCTTCGACCCGCTGCCGTCACGAATCACCATCGACATGGACCACGGCCTCTCCATGGCGACCACGGTCGGCAGCGGGACGCCCTACTACGACGGCGACGTGCTCAAGATCAGCGGCACCTTCGCCTCGATTCCCCGAGCCCAAGAGGCTCGGGCGCTGGTGGCCGAGGGGCACATCTCAACGATGTCGGTGGCATTCATGGGCGCCCAGAAGACCAAGGCCAAGGACGGCCCGTCGCACGTCACCAAGGCCGAACTCCTCAACGCCGCCTTCGTGGCCGTCCCGAGCAACCGGGATGCCCTGGTCCTGTCGGCCAAGGCCATGAACGACAAGGCCGGCGCCCGCAACTCCAAGGCCGACGCCCAGATGATCCAGGCCGTCCACGACCACGCAGCCGCCCTCGGTGCCGACTGCTCTGGTGCGAAGTCCATCGGGCGCCGGGTCGACACCAAGACGACCGTGGCAGGCTCCTACGAGGACCGCCAGGAAGATATCCAAGAGGCGCTGGTCGAGGCGAACACCGGTGCCATCCGCGCCGCCTATCCGAACGCCGACCCTGGCGAGTACGGGTGGCTCATCCACATCGTCGCAACCTTCGATGATCGGGTCGTCTACCAGATCGGATGGGACGACGACGACGCATGGCAGGTCACCTACACCTGGGACGGCGAAGAGGTCACTCTCGCAGGAAACCCCGAGCACGTCACCGTCGACCAAGTCGTAACCGTGTCGCCTGACGACGAAACAACCCGCTCCGTGAAGCCCGAGGACGCCGCCGCCAAGGCCGCAGCGATCTCTCCGGCCGAAGCCGAAGCGGAAGCAGAGTTCCACATCTGGGCGAGAGCCATTTCGTTGGTGGCGTTCGCCGCCGCTGCCGCCGTCTAAGTCCTTTACCCCTTCCGAGTCCAGGCCCTCTCCGGGCCTGCTCGCCGCGCCCCGAAACGGAGCCAAGACATGCCCGACATCAAGACTCTCCAGGAGTCCATGACCAAGCTGTCGCTCGACGCCCAGGGCGTCATCGACGACACCACCACCCCCGTCTCAGAGAAGCGGGCCCGCCTCGACAAGATCGAGGCCGACATCAAGACCTTCTCCGACCAGATCGCCGACGAGAAGTACCTCGCCGACCAGCGCAAGAAGTACGCCGTCGACAACGGCCTGAACATCGACGAGCCGGGCAAGCCCGAGCTGACGCCCATCCCGACGCAGGCCAAGTCGATCGGCGAGCAGCTCGTCGGCTCCGACGCCTGGAAGCGCATCATCAAGGGCGGCAACGTCGGCGGCACGCAGTGGTCCTCTGGCGGCATCGAGCTGAAGGCCACCCTGACGGAGACCACCGCTGGCGGTACGACCGGCTCCGGCCTGGCCCAGCCCCAGGTGCTCCCCGGCATCCTGTCGATCCTCTTCCAGCCCCTCACCGTCGCCGACCTGATCCCCGGCGGTTCCACCTCGGCCGCCATCGTGCGGTACCTCAAGGAGACGGTGGCGACCAACGCCGCCGCGGCCGTGGCCGAAGGTACGGCCAAGCCCGAGTCGACCCTGAACTTCTCCGCCGTGGACGAGCCGGTGCGCAAGATCGCCACCTGGCTCAAGGTCACCGACGAGATGTTCGAGGACGTGGCTGCCCTGCGTTCCTACATCGACGCCCGCCTCGCCCTCTTCGTCCGCATCCAGGAGGAGGCGCAGCTCCTCACCGGCTCGGGCGTGGCCCCCAACATCACCGGCTTCCTGAACCGCTCGGGCCTCACCGCCGCCCAGGCCCTCGGCGCCGACACCCGCCCCGACGCCATCTACAAGGAGATCACGAAGATCCGTGTCGCCTCCTTCCTGGAGCCCGACGGCATCGTGCTCAACCCGACCGACTGGCAGTCGATCCGACTGCTCAAAGACGGCCAGGGCCAGTACTACGGCGGCGGCCCCTTCACCGGCGCCTACGGCAACAGCGGCTCGGTCAACCCCTCCGACATGCTGTGGGGCAAGACCGTCGTCCACACCACGGCCATGACGCAGGGCACCGCCCTCATCGGCGCATTCGCCACCGCATCGCAGTTGTTTAGGCGAAATGGACTCGTCGTGGAAGCGACAAATAGTAACGAGGATGACTTTAAGAATAACCTGGTAATGATCCGCGCCGAGGAAAGACTGGCGCTGGCCGTGTTCCGTCCCGCGGCCTTCGGCACCGTCTCCGGCTTGTAGCGCAACGACTTGTCCCAAAAGCGGTAGGGGTACTAGCCGAGTACGTCGCCCGCTTCGGGCCGCTGACCTAAATCCCCCGGACGCCTCGTGCTCCGGTGAGAGGAGCACGATGACCACGAACGAGTCCGGGCTGAACCCCGGCGCCGTTGGCGGCGCCTACACCGACACCGGAACGGGGGCCTACCCGGGCCCCCCGACCGAGGTCGTCTACGGCACGGAGCACGACCCGAACCCCACCGGCCTGGTCGAAGGCCCGCCGGCGTCGGTGACCGTCGAGTCGCCGCCTGAGCACCTGTCTAAGCCCACCGGAGCGTCGCCCGGGCCGCCGGCGTCGGTCACCACCCGCCAGCACCCGGCGAAGAAGCCGGCTGAAGTGGGGCCCGAGACCAAGCAGATCACAGCCGGCGAGGTTGAGGACAAGTCGATCAAGCCGTCCTCCGAGACCTTCCTGAAGGGCGAATAGGCGCCGTGGCGGTCAACGCCAACGTCAAGGGAGAGGCAGGAAGCGCCAGCGCCGGCGTGCGCCTCCCTGACGGGCAGTTCGTGGCAGGCGTCGTCATCGTTGACCCTTCGGGCAACCTTCCTGGGGACGCTGGCTACGTCGGTTCCAATGCCGGCGTCCTTTCTCCCGGGCTCTCCGGTTCACCCGTCGCCGGGTCGTTCTGGCGGCTGAGCCACAGCCCAGTGGCCAATACCCAGGCCGTGGTGACCCAGGCCGCCGGCGGCGCAGGGGTTCGCAACGTTCTTACAGCCATCCAGGCGTCTATCGCCACCGGCGCCTCGGCTCCAGCGGCCCTGCAGCTCGACCTGAACGTCCTGGACAGCCTGTCCTTCACGATCCTCTGGACGATGCATCTCGCCATTCCCGCCGTCGCCGGGCAGGTGGTTCCGATCAACATCCCGTTGCTGATCGTGGGCACGGTCAACGCTCAGATGCTCATCGACTTCTCAGTTGCCGGCGGCGCCAACACCTTCGAGTCGATCAACGCCCAGGGATATCAGATCGCTTGAGGCTAGAGGCCGTCCGTCCCATTCAACCTGCGCCGCACGGCGTGATCGGAGTTTGACCTGTGGCAGTCACCGCGCACACCTACACCAAGCTGGCGAAGTCGCTCCTCGACAAGCTCGCCCAGCTCGAAACCGACGCCCTCAAGGTGGCGCTGTTCAGCGCCTACACCGTGGGCACCACCCAGGACACAGCTCAGTTCTACGCCGATGTCACCGCGGTGGCGACCGAGAGCACCGGTACCGGCTACACCGCCGGGGGCCAGGCCCTGACCAGCGTGGCCCTGTCGGCCTCGGGCCACGTCTACACGCTGACGTGCGCCAACCCGTCGTGGACTACGGCCAGCTTCAGCGCCGCCTACGCCGTGTTCTACGACTCCACCCCGGGCAGCGCGGCCACCAACCCGCTCATCTGCTACTGGGACCTGGGTGGCACCCAGACAGTGACGGCATCGACCTTCACGCTCACCATCTCGGGCTCGGGCCTGCTCACCCTGACCGGGGCGTAATTCGCCGGTGGCGACCACCGTCCTCGACGACACCTTCACCCGGGCCAACAGCGCCACCACCCTCGGATCGACGGAGGCCAACGCCGGCACCACCGGCACCACGGCGTGGGGCGTCTCTAACCAGGCGTGGGGCATCACATCGAACCGGGCCTACCGCACCGGCTCCGCGGCCCACGAGGAAGCCTACGTCGACCTCACCACCACCGATCACGAGATCTACGCCGACCTGTTCGGCGTGAACGCCGAATACGTCGGCGTCGTCGCTCGGTACGTCGATGGGACCAACCACTACCTCCTGCAAGCGCAGATGGCTGGGACCGTCGCTCTCTACAAGGTGGTCGCCGGCGCCTACACGAGCATCGGCACCCCGACCGGCGGCGCGCCGGTGTCCGGTGAGCGATGGGGCATTCGGTGCCAAGGCTCGACCATCACCGTGTTCCGTGGCGGCTCGTCGGTCCTGAGCGTCACCGACTCGTCGTTGTCGGCAGGCACGAAGGCCGGCATATACATCTACTACGCCACCACCACCGCGACCGTCGACAACTTCCACGCCAACACCTATCCGCTGGTCGTGTCGGTCTCCGGCGTCACCACCTCGGTCACGTTGGCTGCACCTGCCGGGACTATCGCCCGGTCACTGTCCGGACCGACCGCCGCCATCACTCTCGTTGCTCCTGCGGGTACGTTCCTCGCCGCCGCATCGGCCTCACCTGCCACCTTCGTACTCTCCGCTCCGGCTGGGTCCGTGGCACCACTTGCGCTGGCCGGGTCAACCAGCGCCGTCTCCCTGGCTGCACCAGCCGGCACGGCGTCGAGCGGCGCCACCCTCGCCGGCGCAGTCTCCTCGATCACGCTGGCCGCACCGGTTGGCACGTCCTCCGTCACTATCGCCGGCCCTCCCGCTGCGCTCACGCTCACCGCTCCCGCCGGCATCCCCGCCGTGTCAGCGGGAGCGGCCCCGTCCACCCTCACCTTCGCCGCTCCAGCCGGCACCCTCTCCCCCCGGTCACTCGCCGGGTCTGCATCGGCGCTGACCTTTGGCGCCCCCGCCGGCGCCGTCTCAACCGGCGGCGCTCCCGTCACCGTCAACGGCGTCACAGCCGCCGTGACCCTCACCGCCCCTGCCGGCTCGTCCTCGGCCACGCTGACCGCTCCGGTCGTCGGCTTCACCCTCGCAGCCCCGACCGGATCGTCCACGGTCACGACCAACGGCGCCACGGCGTCCTTCCTGCTCACTTCGCCCGCCGGCGCACCCACGATCGGCTCCGCCGGCCCGGTTGTCTCTCTCGTCATTTCGTCCCCCTCCGGTGCGGTGGCGACGCCGATCGTCCTGGCCGGCGCTGTATCGGTTTTCGCCCTCGCCGCTCCGGCGGGTTCAGTCGGGGCGGCTGTCCCCGGCTGCGTCGGGTTGCGGGACCGCTCGCCTGTCGTTGCCGTCAAGGACGCCGCCGCACTGGTGGCTGTGGGAGATCGGGGGTGCTGTCCGTGAACCGCTACCCGCTGAACTCCTCGCCCACCGTCTCGGCATCGTTCACCAACCTCGTCGGCGCCCCGGCCGACCCGTCCACCGTGACGCTCGTCGTCACCAAGCCCGACGCCACCACGGTCACCTACACCGGCGCCGGGCTGACCAACTCCGCCGTGGGCGCGTGGTCCAAGCAGATCACGGTCGACCAGCTCGGCACCTGGCGCTACGACTTCACCGGCTCCGGTGCCGTCGTCGCCGAGCAGTCCGGCGTCTTCGCCGTCGGCCCCGGCCTCGACGTCATCACCCTTGCCGAGGCGAAGTTGGCGCTCAACATCGTCGGCACCAACACCACCCAGGACGCCGAGCTCGCCAGCTACATCACCGCCATCTCGCTCCGCCTCGACGCCCTCGTCGGTCCCATCGTCAAGCGGGCCATCACTAACGAGGCCCACGACGGTCGGGCGGCTTCGGTCACTCTCCGCTACTACCCGGTGGACTCCATCACCAGCGTGGTCGAGCGACAGGGCGCCACTGCCTACACGCTGACCCCCGAGAACTTCGCTTCCACCACCGGCTACGACTACGACGCCAACCTCGCCGCCGGCATCATCTACCGCCGCACCGGTGGACTCGACACCTCGTGGTACGAGGGTCGCCAGAACGTCCTCGTCTCCTACGTCGCCGGCCGCTTCGTCGACACCGCCAGCGTCGACACCCGCTACAAGCAGGCGGCGGCGATCTTCCTGACGCACCTGTGGCGCAAGGAGCAGGGCGCCAACCCCGGCCCCTACGCCCAGCCCGGAGCGCCGGGCAACGTCCCGACCTACGGCATCCCCAACGTCGTGCGAGACCTCCTCGAAGACCAGATACTCGCCCCGGTCGTCGGCTGAGTGGCACGGGACACCATCGCCAACGCCAAGGCCGAGGTCTTCGCTCTCCTGGGCGACGCCTCCAACAACTCCACCATCGCCAACGTCGTCTCCGCCTACCCCTACGACCCGGGCCAGAGCCTCACCGGCGGCCCGCTGGTGCTCACCCTCCAGACGGTCGGCATGGACCCGGACAACTTCATCTTCGAGCTGCGGATCTACGCCGACATGGGCGCCGACCCGGCGTGGGTCTCAGCCGCACTCGACGACGCCATCACCGCCACCGAGCTGCTGCTCAAAACGGAGTTCGCCAACTTCACCTGGGTTGTCGATCCGCATCCCGACAACGAGGAGTGGATGGTGGCTCGCCGGCTGGTGCAGGTCATCCGCGAAGGCCCGGGTCTCTGGGAGTGATCTCCTCCGACGCCAACGCCCTCGCCGCCCAGTTCGACGCCATGGCCGTCGGCGCAGTGGAGATGACCAAGTTCCGGGTGGCGAAGTGGGGCGGCACCCTGCGCACCGAGATTGCCAGCCGGGCCCCGGGTGCCAACTACCCCGGCACCATCAAGATGCGAGGCCCCCGAGCCGGCGGCGCCCTCGTCACCGTCGAGGTCTACACCGACCGCCCCGATGGCTTCCGCAAGGAGCGAGGGCTGCACAAGCCCGACTCCAAGGGTCGCAACTACACCGCCCCCGGCCTCCAGCGGGACGGCCAACAGCACTTCGGCCCGGCGTTCGCCGTGATCGCCCCGCAGTTCGAGGCGGACATGCAGAACGTCGTGCTGCCCGAATAGATCGCCACAACCAAGAAGGAGAGCAATGCCCAACGACCCCAACGCCCTTGTGGCGATGAGCCACGAGTCGAGCCCCGATGAGGAGCCCGCCATCACCACCCAAGCCGCCTTCGACCAGCTCTGGAAGGCCAAGGGCTGGAAGCACGAAGGCACCGTTGACGGCACCGGCAACATCGTGCCGGCCTCGACCCCCGCAGCAACCACCCCGGTGACGACCCCGTCGTACGCCACGCCCAGTCAGGAGAGCTGACCCATGCCCACTCCCATCTCCTTCTTCCGCCGCGGTGTCACCCGGGTCTTCTTCGTCCCGACCGTCACCGTGGCCGCCCCCACCGCAGTGCAGGTCAACGCCGGCACCGAGCTGACCACCGCCGGCAACCTGAACGACCTTCAGGGCGCCAGCTACACCAACCAGCCCATCGCCGTTCCCGACTGGTCGGACAACTTCGACGGCAAGATCGTCGGCATCGACCAGTCGGCCGACATCGTGCTCCACTTCTACGAGAAGAAGGGCACGGCCCCGGCCAACCCGCTGCGGACCACGCTCGCCAAGGGCATCGTCGGGAACATCGTCATCTTCCCCGCCGGCTGCGCCGGTGCCACCCCCGCCGCCGGTGACATCTGCGACGTCTTCCCCGGCTCGTCGTCCGGCCCCGCCCGTGACTTCAGCGGCACGGAGGCGGCCAAGTGGCACGTCACCTTCCCGGCATCGGTGCGGCCCACCCAGGACGTCGCCCTCGCATAATGGCGACCTGTGACCACAAGCTCAACATCGAGAGCAAGCAGCGGGCGACCTGTGAGCGGTGCGGTGAGGCATTCGAGTCGTTCCTCGACGCCAACCTGTTCCGCTGCTGGCGCCCAGCGGTTGACCTCTACAACCAGAAGATCGTCGGCTCCGTCTGATGGCCCTCGACTTCGAGGAACTCCTCGAACGCAAGCGTCCCACCACGGCAGAGCTGCCGATGGCGCTGGACGCCGACGTTGCCGAGGCCCACGCCACGGCTCTGGCCGCCTACGAGGTCGCCAGAGACGTGGCGAGGGACAACCCGGGCCAGAAGTCGGCCCAGGACGCTCTACGGGACGCTGAGGGGGCACTGGAGGAAGCCGAAGCGGCACTGTCCGGCGCCGTGGTGATCTTCAAGTTTCAGGGCCTCGGCGCCCACGAGTACGACGCCCTGGTCGACGAGCACCAGGCCACCGAGGACCAGAAGCGCAAGGCCCGCCAGGCCAACCTCCCGGTGCCGGTGACTAACGAGGACACCTTCGCCCCCGCCCTCGTCGCCGCCTGCTGCATCGACCCCCCCATGACCTACGAGCAGGCCGTCATGCTCTGGAAGTCCGACCGCTTCAATCACCGCGAGCTGCGTGACCTGTTCGACGCCGCATGGGGCGTCAGCCGGGGCCGACGGGTGCCGCAGCTGGGAAAAGGATTTGGTCGGACCCAGAGCTGAGGTTGCAGCTCGCCATCTGTAGCCGGGGTCCGATCCCCCACTCGCAGCTCCTCGCCTGGCCCGCCGAGGACATCGACAAGGCGATGGCCTACGAACTCAGCCTGCGCGAAGCCTGCCCCCGGGATGGCACCCGCAAAGAGGACTGGTTCGACGCCGAGGGCCTGCCCCACGACCCGCCCCGCTTCGAGGCCAAGGTCCACGTCTGCGAAGCGTGCGCCGCCCGGGCCCGCATGGAGATCGACGTGCGGGAGTCGGCCAAGGCCGCCGCCGGCGACGGTGACCACGCCCAGGCCATAGCGGAACGGGCCCTGGCCGGCGTCTCCGTCGTGATCGGCCCCTTCGAACCGAACGCAGCCGACGACGAATGAGGAGGTGACCGGTGGCCTATCGCTCGCTCTCGGTCACCCTCACCGCCGATACCGCCCCGTACACCGCCGCCCTCAAGGAAGCCGGCGTCGAGACGAGGGCCTTCGGCACCACTGCCGCCGCCGCTGGCAAGGAGGCGCAGGTCGGCTACGACGTGGCGGCCAAGGGCGCCGGCTCCTACGCCGCAGCGGTCACCGAGGCGGCAGCGGCCGAGACCCGAGCAGCCGCGGCGGCCGAGGCCAACGTCGCCAAGAAGGTCGCCGCCAACGCCGCCCTCCAGGCCCAGGCCCAGGCGTACAAGGCCATCTCCGACGCCGCCGTTGCCGGCTCTGAGAAGCAGGTCGCCGCCGACCGCCTGCTCGAAGTCGCCAACAAGAAGCTCGTCGCCTCCAACCTCGAAGTGGTCGAGTCGTCGTCGCTCATGGCTGGCGCCGGCGAGAAGCTGGGCAACATCTTCGAGCAGATCGGCCTCCGGGTCGAGCGCTCCCACGGCCTCGTCGGTGCCGCCATCAAGGGCATGACCACCGACGCATCGACGATGGCGACCGGCGTGGGTGCTGCCGTCGGTATCGTCGGCGCCGCCTTCGGCGTGCTCGCCATCGAGGGCGTCAAGCACTTCGAGGAACTGACCGGCGAGATTCGCCAGTTCCAGCGGATCGCCGGAACCAGCGCCGAGGATTCGTCCAAGCTGGTCTACGCCTTCAAGGAACTCGGCATCGCCCCCGAGATCGCGGCCAAGTCGCTGGGCATCTTCTCGAAGAACCTCGTCGACCACGCCGCCAAGGTGGAGAGCTACGGCGTCACCATCGCCCACCTGAAGAACGGCAACGTCGACACCATCGGCTCGCTGTTCAACCTGGCCGATGCGTTCCAGAAGGTTGGCCCCGGCGCCGAGGGCACGGCACTGGCCCTCGACCTCCTGGGCCGCGGCGGCGCCGCGCTCATCCCTGTACTGCAGCGGGGTCGGGACGGCCTGCGGGAGTTCTTCGCCGAGGCGCAGGGCCACGGCCTGGTCTTCAGCCAGAAAGACCTCGACGATGCTCGCAACCTGACCCTCGCCACCCGAAACTTGCATGAGGCGTTCACCGGCTTCGAGGTCAGCCTCGCCCGGGACGTGATCCCGCAGTTGACCGGCTTGGCGCACGGACTCGCAGCGGTGACCGATGCGATCTCCAGCCTGCACATCCCCGTCGTGCCCATGTTGGAGCTCGGGACCGCCGCCTTCGCCGCCTCTAAGGGCGTGGCCGCCCTCGGCACCGGCCTCGCTGCGGTAGGGGCGGAAGCGGCGGGTGCAGCGGTAGGCGGGATGGCCGCGGCCACCGGCGGCGCTGTCCTGCTGGCCGGCGGCCTGCTGCTGGTGGCGAAGCAAGCCGACAAGCACTCCGACGCACTCAAGAAGGTCGACGAGACCGTCATCGGATGGGAGCGTCACATCCCCCTGGTGGGCGGTGCCCTGGCCGGCCTCGACGCCAAGATGACCGGCTCGACCAAGTCCACGGCCGACCACGCCAAGGTCACGCAGGAGGACTACCTCGCCATGCAGTTGGCGAAGGAGGAGCTGGCCGCCTACGGCGACGTCGTCGACCCGACCGCCACCAAGATCAGCGACCTCAGCAAAGCCGAGCAGCAACTCCTCCAGGAGAGCAAGAAGCACGGCGACTCCATGGCGGCAACCGCCGCCCTTGTCGGCATTTCTGCTGACTCGCTGGCGTCTGCTCTCGGCTACCAGGGCAAGGTCGGCGTCGATGCGTTCAAGGCTGAGGAGGAAGCGGCCAAGGACTTCGCCACGGCGGTGACCCAAGCCCAGGACTCCGCCAGCAAGGCGTTTACGAAGAACTTCGACATTGTCTCGAACTTCAGCGCCTCTTCGATCGCCGCCGACGACAAGAAGGCGGCATCGTCGGCCAAGGCGGCCAACTCTGTCGTCGCCGACGACACCCGGGTAGCCGACGCCATCCAGCACGTCGCCGACCTCCAGCAGCAGTACAGCGACAAGGCCGCCTCCGACCGCCAGGCGTACGCCGACAAGGTCGCTTCCGCCGACGAGGCGATGACCAACGCCGACGCCGCCTACGCCGACACGGTCGCCTCGACCAACCAGAAGGTCGCCGACGCCGACCAGAAGCTCGCCGACGACCGCATCTCCCTCGCTCAGTCCGTGGCCGACGCCGAGCAGCGGCTCAACGACGACAGGGTCAGCGGCCAGCAGTCGGTCAAGGACGCACAGCAGCGCCTCGCCGACACCCAGGCCCGCCAGGCCGTCCAGAACAACCCGGCGGCGTCCAAGGCGCTGAACGACCAGATCGCTCTCCGTGACGCCCGAGCAGCGGTGACCAGAGCACAGGAGGCGGCGGCCAAGAAGGAAGAGACCGACCAGGACGCCATCACCAAGGCCAAGCAGAACCAGATCAAGACGATCGCCAAGGACCAGGAGGCGGCCGACAAGGCACGGGTCGACCAGGTCAAGCAGGTCGAGAAGGCCGAGGACGCCGTCACCAAGGCCCGCCAAGCGCAGGCCAAGCTGGCGGCCGAGGCGAACACGGTCGGTGTTGAGACGATCCAGCAGCAACGGGAGATGCAGAAGGCGGTCGAGGCCGTCACCAAGGCCCAACAGACTCAGGCCACCGCCGTCACCACCTCGGCCGCCTCAGTGGCCGCAGCGGTCGACCTGAGCGTCGGTGACGTGAAGAAGTTCTACGACAACGCCGTAGCTGACGCCGACACCTTCCAGGCCAACATCCAGAAGGCCGTCAAGATGGGCTACAACCCGCAGACCATCTCTGAGCTGCTGAAGGAGGGGTCGAAGGAAGCCAAGCCGCTCCTCGACCTCATGGTCAGCCAGACGGACAACTCTTTCCGGGACATGGTCAACGGCGCCGAGACGAAGATGAAGGCGTACGACTTCCAAATCCGGGAGCTGGCCCGCCTGTCGACGGTGGCGGCCAAGTCGTCGACCGACGACATGAACCGCGACCTCAGCACAGCCATGTTGATCATGGAGGCCAACGCCGCCGATGGTGGCAAGAAGACATCCGAGGCCATCGCCAAGGAACTGGGCATTGGGCGCGACGAAGTGGCACGCATCGCTAATGAGATGGGCATCAAGCTGGCCGATGGGATCAACCCCGTCCTCGAAGGCGTCGGCTCCGACAAGATCGTGATCCACGCCTCGGACTCCAGCTCCGGCAACCCGACCGGGAAGTTCCTCATGGCGACCGGCGGCCACGTTCCCGGCCACGGCCATGGCGACATCGTCCCCGCCATGCTGACCCCGGGTGAGTTCGTCATCTCCAAGCCGGCGGTGGACCGCCTCGGGGTCGACAACCTCGACAAGATGCACAAGACGGCCCGGCGGGGCTACGCCGAAGGCGGCTTCGTCACCGCCGCCGACGTGCCCCCGGTGCCCGACTTCTCGAAGTACGGGACGGCGTTCGGCTACTCCGCTACGCAGGTCGATGAATACGCCCGGGCCAAGGTCATCGCCTACCTCAACGCCCACCAGGCCAAGAAGGGCAGCGCCGGCCCCGGCGGCAGCGGCTACGGCTTCCAGGCCCTCATCGACTACCTCAACGGCAAGGGCGTCCCCAATGAGGTCACGTCGACCACGGGCGGGACGCACGCCTCCGGCTCCCGTCACGCCATGGGCCTCGCCGCCGACTTCGTCAGCGACAACATGGACCAGATCGGCCAGGCGTTCCTCGACATCAGCGGGTCGATGTACGAGCTGATCCACAACCCCGGCTTCAGCATCAAGGGCGGACAGACGGTCGACCCCGGCTTCTGGGGCTCCGACACCTGGGACCAGCACACGAACCACGTCCACGCCGCCACCTACCGGGACGCTGGCGAAGGCCCGGGCATCCCCACCGGCACGGGCGCTCTCAGCGGCCTCGGCGGCTCCTTCGAGGACACGTTGGCGGCCATCGCCCGGGACAAGCACCTGAGCCCCCGAGAGGTGGAAGACCTCCGCATCATCGGCATGGGCGAGTCCGGCGGCCAGAACATCCCCCAGGGCATCGACGACATCAACAGCCAGAACGGCGACCCCGCCTTCGGCCCGTTCCAGATCATCCGCTCCACCTTCGAGGCCAACAAAGACCCCGGCCACGACGACTGGCACAACCCCGAGGACTCGGGCGACGCCGCCGTGAACTACGCCCGGGGCCGCTACGGTAGCCTCGACAACGTCCCCGGCGTCATCGCCGTCAACGCCGGCCGCCCATACCAGGGCTATGCCGACGGCGGCCTCGTCTACAACGCCGGGATCATGGACTCCGGCAACATGGTGCCCCCGGGGCCCTTCATCGGAATGAACACGACCGGCGGGTGGGAGAACCTGCGCCCGGTCAACTCATACAACCCGGTCGGCGCCGGGGCGCCGTCGTTCGACTACGACAAGATCGCCGCGGCGATGATCGCCGCCGTAACGGCTCGGCCGCTCACGGCCACGGTGTCGGCCAACGATGTCTCTGTCGGCCTTCATGCCGTCCAGCGCGGGCGCCGGTAATGGGGCTCGTCTCCATCGGCCCGGTCAGCGTCCAGGTCCGCAAGCCGACGTTCAACTGGACCTCGGTCCCCGGATCACACGGCTTCGTGGGTCGGGCGCACGGTCACCGCCCGGCGTCGATCTCCGGTGTCATGCAGTGGGCGCAGGCGCAGTCCATGTCCGACCTCGTCGCCAACCCCGAGGACCGGGTGACCCTCGGCGCACAGACCGGCTTGCTCGAGTACCTCGTCTTCGACGACGTCCTGCTCATCGGCTTCACCGGGTACTACCTGCTCCAGCAGTTCGACCTGCTCGGTGAGTGGCAGTGGGCCGGCCACGGTATCAACTTCCCCGTCGGGTTCTCGCTCAAGGCGATCTACCTCGGTGACGTCTCATGACCCTCACCGCCACCTTCGAGGCCGCCCTCCACGTCCAGAGCAGCGCCTACGTGTCGCCGCAGACCGTGGTGGTGCTCCCACCCTCCACCCTCGACCCCGCCGCCGACCAGATGCGGGTCGTCGTCAACGGCGTGCAGATCACCCGCCAGTACGACCCGGCCATGGAGCAGCCGTGACCACCGTCGCCTACGCCCTGGGCAAGCCCCCGAGCGCCGTCAATCGGGGCGGCGACTGCCGGGCCCGGGACCTCACGCAGGCCCGCAATGTCTACGGCCCGCACCGCTTCGCCACCACCACCGACTGCCGCATCAGCAACGGCCTCATCCGCTTCACCGTGGGCGCCACCGGCGTGGCCCCGGCGCTGACCATGGAGGCCTACCGGGGAGCGGTCACCATCGGTGACGCCCTGAGCGACACCCTGAGCGACACCCTGCCCGGATCGCTGTCCTCCACGTCGTGGCAGTCCATGGGCGTCATCACCCTCGACTCGCCGGCGCTGTCGGCGGTGCTCACCGGCGTCCGCATCGTCCGAGTCACCGCCGAGGCCATCACCATCCGCCTGCGGGCGCCGCTCATGGCCGACGCTTTCGTAACCCTGCGCCGGGGCTTCCGGGCGATCAGCGTCCAGCACGGCAGCACTCGACCTCCCCTCGTCTCCACCACCCGCCGCATCCGTTGGACCGACAGCCCATCCCCGGTCGGCACAGCGACGACGGGCCGGGTGGAAGAGACCTCGCCCGCCACCGACGGCTTCCCTCGCTTCGTGGCCTCCCACGACCTTGCCACGGCCAACGCAGGAGCCTTCTCCATGACGACGACAGCGACCAACCATGCCCGCTTCGGCGCCGGCATCGGGACCACCAACGCACGCGACACCACCGCCGACCTGCACGCCCAGCTCGCCGACAACAGCCGCCCCGAACTCGTCCTGGTGAGCTCGTGACGCTTCCCGAAGACCCCACCGCCGGCCTGACCGGCGTCATCTCCTGGTTCCGGGAGCTCAACCGCTTCTGGAACGCCGAGCGCCCGGCCCGCTTCAACGTGAAGCACCGTGACTACGGGGCCAAGGGCGACGGCGTCACCGACGACACCGCCGCCATCCAGTCCGCCATCAACGCCGCGGTGGCGGCCGGTGGCGGCATCGTGTTCTTCCCCGCCGGCACCTACCTCATCACCTCGTCGCTGAACGTGGTGAGCCTCATCGCCGGGGCTAAGTACAACGTCAAGCTCCGCGGCGTCAGCCAAACCGCCAGCACCATCCGGCGCAAGACGGCCGGCATCGCCATCGAGATCGCCGGCTTCTACAACGGCGTCGTGGACCTCGGGATCAACGGCTTCGCCGACCCCACCACGGCCAGCGGCACGACGACCAGCGGCCAAGCCGCATTCACCTGCGCCTCTCTCACCCAGGCCCACGTCGGCACCATCGTCACCGGCACGGGCGTGCCCGGTGGCACCTACATCCGTGCCGTCAACGGCACCACAGGGACGCTGACCAACAACGCCAACGCCACCGGCACCAACACGCTGACCTTCAATCTCCACGGCGCCACCACCGGCATCCAGGTCCGGGGCTACAGCGCAGCGACGACGACCTACAGCCCGACCCGCCAGCTCGAGCTGAAGAACATCTACGTCACCGGCTGCAACGAGGCCGTGCGCTTCGGCCACTACTCCACCCTGAACGGCGTGACCGGAGACGCCGGCGACGCCGACATCGCCGGCGGCAGCTATCACAACATCTGGGCCGATAACTGCGACTACGGCTGGATCGAGGATGGGCAGAACATCCTGCTCTCCAAGGTCGTCAACCTGTGGACGACCGGCATCACCCGCCACCACACCTACCAGCCCCGCGGCGGCCAGGTCCACGTCGACACCGGGTATTTCAGCTACTCCCTCGCCGCCCCGGCCACCACCATCGCCGCCGGCTCCAACGGTGCGGCGCTGCCCCAGGGAACGATCAACGTGGCCGACACGTCCAACTTCCCCACCGCCGGCACGCTGAGCGTCACCACCGGCGCAGGCGTGCAGCAGGTCATCTACACCGGCGTCACCGGGACGACCTTCACCGGCTGCCAGGGCGGCACCGGCACCATGAGCACCGGCGGCGCCGTCCAGTCGAACGGCTACCCGAAGTGCAACGTGGGTAGCTCGAACATCATCCTGCGCGACGTCCGCAGCGAAAACGTCACCGGTACCAGCCCGCCCGTCGTCATCACCGGTGCCGGCAACGGCACGGCGCAGGTCACCGAGACGATGTGCGTGTGGGCCAGCGCCCTGGTCGGGGGCATCGACGAGCTGATGCTGGGCGGCTCGCTGGTCAAGACCAACTGCCTGACCTCCGGCGCCGTGGCCCTCATCAACACCGACTACGCCGGCTTCGGCAACGACGTGCAGAGTGGGTACCTCCGCTTCGGCAACCAGCCGAACCGTACCGAGATCATCCACGACTTCGCCTCCGTCGGCGCTGGCCCGGTCCGCATCTCGGGCGCCCTCGGCAAGCTGCGCTACGGCTACGGTCCATCGCTCACCGGCTTCACGCCCGCCAGCGGCGTCACCTTCGAAAGTGCCACTCTCGACACCGCCATCGCCATCGCCGGTCCCGTTGCCCCGGCACTGTCCTGGTTCATCTCTGGTTCCACCGTGCGGCGCTGCCTGGACTACATAGTTAGCACCGGGACCGACGGCGGCCTGCGGGCCTTTCAGACCAAGCCGACAGGGGGCGCCCTGCGTGACGCCCTGTACCTCAACGACACCCTCGCCGACGGCGAGACGGTCGCCACCCTGCTCTGCAACGTGGGCGGCGTCTACACAATGAAGCGGGTGACGCAGGGGGCGACCGACTCGGGGGGCACCGGGTACAAGGCGTTGCGGGTGCCGAACTAGATGGCGGTCGAGATCGTGCAGGAGGTCATGGGCCTCGGGTCGTGGACCGTCGATATCGACTGGAACCCCGCCATCGTTGCCGAGCTGCTCGACGACACTCACCGACCGCTCAAGGTCCACGCACTCATCCACGACGCCGACGGCAACCTCCTCTTCACCGGCGTGCAGATCAAGGCCGGCGGGGGCATCGACGGGCTGAAGCTCTACGGCCGGAACCTCGGCTGGTGGCTGGAGGCTGGCAACCTCGTCAACCGGGACTACCTGAGCGGCGCCAACAAGCTCAGCGACGACCACTTCCAGCTCGACATCGCAGAGACGGCCTCGGGCTTCCTCTGGGACTTCTCCAACGTCTCGAAGTGGCAGATCGTCGGGGCGCTCGAAGCCCTGTACCCGCCGGGCAACGTGGCCGCGACCTTCGGTGTGCTCGACAAGGACGACATCCTCCGCTCGACGGAGCAGTTCCCGACCAAGCCGGGCCAGACCTACACATCGTCGGCCACCATCCAGCTCAAGGGACAGGTCGGTCCGGGTCTGCTCCGCCTGCGCACCGTCTACGCCGGTCGGTTCCAGAACCCCAACCTCGCCTCGCCATACACCTCCTGGTCGGCGTCGGTGCGGGGCGACATCAAGTACGCCACCGACCCCACTGGTGTGGTCCCCGGTCCCGTCATGCTCATCTTGACGGGGCAGCCGAACCTCATACTGAACGGCAGCTTCAACGACGGCGTGGCCGGCTCCCTGAACGGCTTCGACTCCATCGGCCACTGGACTTCACCCGCCGGCGGCGTGGACGCCGACCCGACGACACATGTCGCTGCCTATGCCTCGGTCGACACCGGGGGCGGCAACCCTGCCCACAAGTTTCTCCGCTCCGACTACCTCGGCCTGGCGGCGCCCGGTAACGGCGTCGTGTCCACCGCTCGCCCGGTCATACCCGGCGAGGTTTACCGGGTGCAGTGCCATGTCCGCACGACGCCCGGCGTTCCCGTCACCGACGGCTCGGCCTACATCGGCACCGAGTTCGGTCCCGCTCCGTTGGTCTACGCCGAGTCGATGCGTCCCGGTTCCGGTGGGTACGCGGCCAACAACTGGCGCTTTATATACGTCGACATGTCCGTGATCGACGGCAAGACGTTGCTGATGCCGGCCCTGGTCGTGGACGGGATGACCCAAGGGAGTTGGGACTTCGACGCCTTCGCCCTCATCAAGATGAAGGGCTATTCCGACTCTGTCACCGGACCACAGATATTCGGCGTGCCCCAGCGGACCTACCGATGGGATGTGCCCTACCGGGCCGAGTCCACCGTTCTCGACGGGACGGTGACACTGCGTGCGGTCTGCCGTGGGCCGGCCGTGCCCCTGCTCATCATCGACGGGCCGACGCTGTCGGTGGCCGTCGACACTCCCGGGCTGCAACACACCACCTTCGACATCACCCTGCCGAGCGGGTACGACAACTTCATCCCGCAGGTCTACGCTCAGGATGTCCACGGCGGCTACGTCATCGTCGGCCAGGGCACCATCACCGACACCGACGCCACCACCTACGCCGTGGATGTCGCCAGCCGCCCGGCCGACCGCAGCGGCTACACGACGATCGCCGGCTCGTCGACCGCTCCCATCGGCTCCGACACCGTCCACATCGAGCTCGTGGCCGAGGCCAACAGCGGCCAGTGGATCGTCGGGCGGGCGGGCATCGTCCGCACCGACCTGGCGCCGGCCACCGGCAACGCCATCGTGGCCCAGCTCCTGGCCGGGCTGAGCGTCACCCCCGGCGTCGTCAACTGCCCCGAGACGATCCCCTACGACTGGCTGCCCCGCAACCTGTCGCCGTGGGACGCCCTGATCCACTACTGCAAGGTCGTCTCGTCGCCCAAGCGCGAGTTCCGCATCAACCCCGACAACACCATCGACGTGGGCACGGCGGCGTCGGTGTTCACCGACCGCGGCCCCGACAGCGCATACGTCACCGGCGACATCGACGTGGACAGCCTGCCGGCGGTAGACACCGACCTCGACCAGCGGGCGGCGATCATCAAGGTCATCGGCGCCGAGCGCCAGCGCACCGGGACGAACTCGCCCATTCTCATCACCGCCACGTCGGTCGTCCCCGGCGTCGCCGACGTGGACTGGTTCGGCAACCTCGCTCACCGGGTCAAGATCGTCAGCGACTCCACCGTGGATCACTGGGCCTACGCCCAGGCCCTCGCCGACGACCTGGCGGCCAAGGAAGCCGAGCCGGTGTTCTCGGTCAACGCCACGCTGACGCCCATGAACGCAGCCACGACGTCCGCCCTCGATATCCCCGCCCGCCCTGCCCTCGGCGCTGGCGACTGGACCTACGTCTACGACCCCGACAACGGCCTAAGCGACAGCGCCTACGAGACGGTCATCAACGGCGTGACGGTCAATCCTCGCCGGCTCCGGGTCGTTTCCCTCACCCGCCAACTCAGCACCGGCGCAATCACCATCCGCCGCCAGGATGGCTCGACCTTCGACCTCGCCACGAAGACGAACATCGTCTGGTCCGACAAGGACGCCGTGTCCGTGGTCCTCGGCCAACGCCCGCCTGACTTCATCAGCGACCCCCAAGGCGGCAACGTCGGCGAGCAGTACTTGAGGGACAGGGCTTCTCGGCCCAGATAGGAGCACGCATGGACCTGTGGCATCCCCGAGCGCAGATCGTCACGCCGGCCGACGGCCACACCGGGCTCTCCCTCGACGGCGTGCCGTGGAAGGTGGTCCTCCACACGACCGAGACCGATGCCTACAGCCCGAATCGGGCGAGCTACTACGGCAACCCGTACTGGCCGCACGCCACCATCACGCAGGGCACCATCTTCCAGCACCTCCCGATCGACGCCGGCGGCTACGCCCTCTACAGCGACGGCTCGGTGAGCACGAACCACGCCAACGCCGTCCAGTGCGAGATCGTGTGGCGGGCAGCGAACGGCGACTGGCCCGACGACCTGCTGACGACGGTGGCCGATTGGGTGAGCTGGGTGCAGTCGCAGACCGGCGTGCCCACAGTGTTCGCCGAGATGTTCCGGGAGGGCGCCGTCGTCGCCTCGGTGGACTCGCCCATCCGCTTCGGCGCGCAGGAGTGGCTCGACGCCAACTTGATCTGCGGCCACAGCAACGTCCCCGGCGGCAACGACCACTGGGATCCCGGCCGCCTTCCCGTCGACCGTCTCCGTGCCCTGCTCACCCCAACCCCACAGGAGGACGACTTGACCCCCGAACAGTCCCAGCAGCTCGCCGACGTGGCCGCATACATCAACGTCGAGGCCCAGGCCGGACGAGACGCCAACATGACCAACGACGGGCGTTTCGCCACCATCAACGGCACCATCGACGCCATCAAGGCCGACGTGGAGGCCATCAAGGCCAAGCTCGGCGCGTGACCGAACGGACGGAAGTGATTCCAGAGGCGCCGGGCAACCCCTACAGGTTGGGCCGAAATGTGCGGCACGACGAGGCCAGCAAGGCGTACCCGGCGGCGATGGCGGCGACCTACAGCGCCGTGTGGTGGCCGCACTTCGGCCCGGTGCTGGACCAGGGCAACGTCGGGAGTTGCACCGGCAACGCCTTGGTCGATTGCCTGATGACCGGGCCGTTGCACAAGGTCGGGCGCAACCTCACCGAAGCCGACGCCCTGCGAGCCTACGAGCGGGCCACGCAGATCGACCCCTTCCCCGGCACCTACCCGCCCACCGACACCGGCAGCGACGGCCTCGACGCCTGCAGGGCCGGCGTGGAGTTCGGGTGGCTCAAGGGCTACACCCACGCCTTCGGCCTCGACGCCTGCCTACGGGCGCTGACCCTCGGCCCGGTGATGATTGGCATCCCCTGGTACACGTCGATGTTCAACGTCGGCCCCGGCGGCGTGCTCACCGTGGGAGGCACGGTCGCCGGCGGCCACGAGGTCGCCCTCACCGCCATCACCGCCTCGGGCATGGTGCGGATCCAGAACAGCTGGTCGAGCAGATGGGGAGTCAGCGGCACCGCCTTCCTGCGCTTCGCCGACCTGGGGCGCCTCCTGTCCGAGAACGGCGATTGCACAATCCCCGTGAGCGTCTGAGATGACGCCGACGCTGGGCAGGGCGTGGATGCGGGCCAAAAGCAACGCCGCCATCATGGTCGTGGCGCTGCTGTCGATGGTCGTGGCCGGCGCCAGCTTCGCCAACACTCACCGCCGGCCTCCGCCCTTCGACCCGCTGCGCCTGCCGCTGCAGACCGTCTCCGACCGCATCGACGGCATCGACGGCCCGGCGGTCCACATCGGCGACGACCTCCACGTCACGGCCACCAAGTGCAACTACTCCGGGGCCGACCTCGGCATCACCTCGACCGTGGCATGGCAGAGCGTCGAGCCAGGAGGGACCACCATCCCGATCAGCAACAACTCGACCTTCCTGCCCGGCAGCCCACAGTGCCAGACCAAGGTGTTCTCCAATCCGATGCCGCAACTCGTTCAGGATCGGACCCGCGACCTCATGGCCCAGGGCGTGACCGTGGTGCGCTGGAGGATCACCGCCGTTGTGACGCCTCTGGGCGGGCCGCAGTCGGTGAAGCGGGCCTGGGTCACCGAGGACGTCCAGGTTGTCCCGTGACGCTGGCGCTGGTGACGGCGATGTTCTCCGCCGTCACGTTCCTGGCCGACTCGTCGGGTTCGCTCCCCTCATGGGTGACGGCGGCGCTGACCCCCACCGCCATCGCCCTGCTGTTCATCAGCGGCCAGGTGGTGCGTGGGAAGGACTACGAAGCGGCGGTGAAGCGGGCAGAGGAGGCCGAGGCCCGGGAGAGAGAGGCGGCCAAGGTGACCATACCGGCGCTCGAGACGGCGGCCCGTTCCATGGACCAGATGATGTCCTACTTGAAGGGCAAAGGGTCGTAGTGATCTTCGGTCGACGCCAGCTCCCGCAGATCGACCCGGCCGAAGCCCGACGCATCGAACAGCAACTCCAGCTTGTCCGCACTCTCGCCGCCACCATCATCGCCAAGGCCGAAGCAGCGCAGGCCCGCATCTACGCACTATCGCAGAGGGAGTCCCGAGCCAATGACTGACGCCGACGCTGCTGACGCCAGGAGAGGGGCCGCCGACGAAGCCCGGGAGGTGGCCGACGCTGCTCGGGTGGAACACGACGAGGCCCGAAACGGTGGCGACGCCGCTGCCATCCTGATGCTCGCAGAGTCCATCGGCGAGATGGTCGACGTGGTCATCTCCATCGGCGGCGAGATGCGGGCCATGGACGAGCGCCGCACCGTCGAGGTGGCCGAGTTCGCCACAGGGATGCGCCGCCTGCGCATCCTCACCCGCCTCGGCGCCGCCGGCATCGCCCTGCTGCTCGTGATCGCCGTGTGGAACCATTCCGGCCTCTCCCGCACCCGCTCCAACGCTGCGCTCCTGGTCGAGTGCGTCACCCCCGGCCCCGACCCGGCGCCCACCACCGGGCACGGCTGCTGGGACCGCCTCCACGACCCGAGCGCCACCAATGGCGCCGTGGCCCTCATCGCCGACGACATCTACTGCTCCCTGGCTCGAGGGCAAGCGAAGCAGCCACCGCCGAGCGACCCGACCAAGCCCTGCCGCACACAGACCGACCCGTCCATCTACCCCGGTACCAAGTAGGAGGCTCCCATGCCCGTTCTCGCCCTCGTCGGCTGGCTCATCGGCCTGCCAGTCCTCGTCGCCCTGGTCGTCGTCGTCCTCATCGTCAAGGCGATCCTGTGAACCTCGGGCGCTACATCAAAGCCCTCATCCCCGCCAGCGGCGGCGTGCTGTCGCTGGTCGAGAACTGGGCTCTGACCGGCAAGCTCGACGTGCCCCACTTCCGCTACGCCGTCGTGCTGGAGCTGGTGGCCTTCCTCGTCTACCTGTTCCCAAATACGCCGGCGCCGGTGGTCACCCCGCCCGTCGTCCCCGTCGAGCCGCCGCTCCCGGTGGTCGTGCCCGTTGAGCCGGTAGGCGTGCAGACAGCCATCGTCGGCGGCACCCCTACCGCATGGCCCGGTGGAGCGTGATGGGCGACCGCATCCCCGCCGCTGACCACGAGTGCGCCGAGAGGCCGTGCTTCGTGTGCGGCCGGGAGCTATCCGGCTTCGAGCGCTTCGTCAGCCGACAGTTCCGGCATCTCCGTCAAGACGTGGCGGAGTTGCAAGCAGAAGTCCAGCAGTTGATCGCTGGCAACAACCCGGCGCACCCCGCGACCGGGATTCGTACGACCATAGGAGGAAAGACCATGGACATCAGCCTGGATGTGGATGTGAAGGGCGAGACGGTCAGCGCCGTCTTCGTCGACGACAAGGGCGACACCGGGGCCACGCCGCCGGCCGGCCCGGACGGCACCGCCGCCACCATCGGCTTCGCCAGCTCCGACCCCACGGTCGTCACGGTCGACGCCACCGGCAACCTGTCGTTCGTGAAGGCGGGCACGGCCACCCTCACCGCCCAGGCCAACGACGCCACCGGCACGGCCATCGCCGGCTTCCCCACCGGCACGGTGAACCTGACCCTCACCCCCGGTGCCGCCGCCGGCCTCCAGGTCAGCGTGCAGGGCGCCCCGCCCGTCCCCGCCCCCACGCCCGGGGCGTAGGCCAACCCCGTCCGGCGGGAAGGCGCTCCGTGAGAGTCGGAGATTGCGAACGTCTTCCCGCCGGGCCTCACCTTCTACGGGAGGTCGCCATGACTCGGCACTACCACTGCGATGCCTGCGCCGTGGAGTGGCGCACCACGGACCCGACGTGCTGGTCGTGCGGGGGCATGGGCCGGGCCGGTGGGTGCGATCCCGAGAAGCCGAAGAAGACCGAGAGCGAGCTGGCCTGTGAGCGGGCCTGGCGCCTCGCCTCCGGGCTGGGCTCCGTGCCGGTGCCGTGACTGGCCATGAGCCGAGGGTGCTGTTCAACGGGCGGGGGGCGTGGGCCACCTGCTCGTGCGGGTGGACCGGCCCGCTCCGTCACGGCCAAGGCGACGCTGGCTCGGCCTCGTCGGACTGGCGGGCCCACCTGCGTCGGTGCCTCGACCGCACCGGACAGGCCCGGTGACGATCCTCTGCGCCGTGTGCGCCACGCCCATCGCCCGCCACGGTGACGCCGGCTGGCGCCATGAGGTCGGCTACAACGAGCGTGGCGGCTGCTCGACGCCCTGGCCGGCGTGACCCATTCGGTCCTCGACGGCGTCAGCCCATGCGTCGTGTAGTGCCGCTGCGTCCAAACGGCCGAGGGCTCGGCATCGGGCAGCAAACGACCGATACTGGGCCAGGTGCCATCCCAGCGAATGCTGGTTGATATCGGCAACGCCACCCTCAATCGCCTCTGTTGTCATCATCGCTCCATCCTCTCACGACGCCCTGGCCGGCGGCCTGAGCCCGCTCATTCATCGCTGACACCATCGCCGCCATGAATGAGCCGGCGACAGCGGCCTGAGCGAGCGCCGCACCTTCCAGCATCGCTCCGATCGCCTTGAACGGCGCTGCAATCTCCTGCTCGATCTCGCTCATCGCTCCATCCTCTCACCCGCCCGGCGCCGGCCCCAATATCCGATCGGCAGCCCTGCCGATTGCGCTGCGCAGGAGGTCTATCTCGGCCTGACCGATCGAGCACTGCCACAGGCCGCCGGGGAACTCGGCGGTCGGTTCCTCGACCTGCACCATCGGCTCGTCGCAGTTGAAGCAGATGGGAAGCCCGTCCCGCATCCGCACCGCCCCGTACCGCTCGCTCATCGCTTCATCCTCTCACCCGCCCGTCGCCTTCATCGGTGGCGGGCGGTTTCGTCGTTTCAGTAGGTAGGTTCTACCCCTGACAGGACACCCCGAGGAGGTCGGCGAATGCGCAAGGCAGGAGACGCTAGGGAGCTGGACGAGTACAACGCTCTCGCCCCGGAGGAGCGCCAGACTTGGCTGCTACTGCGAATCAGCCGGGATATGCGGGAGGTCCGGCGCATCGTCCACACCTTCTGGCTGATCTGGTGCATCAGCGTGGTGATCGGCGTCGTGGTCTATCTGGCGCAGGCCAACTCGGGTACCTAGTAGTCGAGGGAGAGCGTAACGGCCATGAGTCTGCGCCGCGTCGCCCTTGTGTAGCCGCTGGTCGTTTCGGGGCGACTGTGACCGGCGAAGTGCTGGACTGACCTCAAATCACCTGTGTTGTCGTTCTGGCTAGCTAAACACGTGTGGCGTAACCAATGACAGCGAACGTTGCCCACGCCGGCTTCGTCGGCGACCTCGCGGACCCACGCCCAGATGGTCGCCGGGTTGGTCGGCCCGCCGAAGCGACCGGGGAACACGTAGGCCGACGTGCGGGGTAGCTCAGTTAGAAGCTCGACCACGGCAGGGTGGACGGGGATCGTCCGGCTGCGCTCGCCCTTGCCCTGGATCGTGACCCAGCCCGACCCATCGAAGGCATCCCATCGCAGCGTGGCGATCTCCTCCCGGCGCAGGGCCAGGTACAAACCGAGCGCCACGGCCAGTCCTTTGAGGTCGCCCCGGGCCCTCGACGTCTTGGCCAGGATGCGAGCGTCGTCCTCGTCCAGCGCCTTGCACGTCATCGTCGGCTTCGGTGGCACCCGCACGGCGGCCAGCGGCGGACGATCGCGCCCGATGATCTCCCAGTAGTGCTTCAGCGCCGAGCGCAGGCCCTTGCGACTCGACCAGCTCGACGGCTGCGTGAGCAGGTAGTCGGCCAGATCGACGGCGGTGGCGGCGGCGAGGGTCGTGCCCTGCTGCTCGCACCACGCTTCGGCGGCGAGGATGGAACCGAGATAGATGCGGACCGACTTCGGAGCGAGGCCCCGAGCGGTCAGTGCTTCAACGAGTACGCCGTGTGAGTGCATCGGCGCAGCATGGGTCAGGAGCCGCTAGGCCGCCACGAGAACAGCTGAGCTACCCGACCGTAACTCGTCCAACCTAGCGGACGCCATGAGGTCGGCGACAGCCTCGGGCATCTCCTTGTAGAAGGTCTCAACCCCGACGCCGAAGAGGTCGGCCAAGGCCCATACCTCTTCCTGCGCCAACGCTCCAGGGACGTTCAGTCGGCGCGACACCTGGCGCTGGCTGAGACCCATCGCCTCACCAAGTTGCTCTTGGCTCAGAGGCACCAGCCGCATGAAGGTGCGGAGCACCTGCGGGACGTGGGTCACCGCCCACATCTGCGCATCCATAGTCGTTTCGTTGGTGGACACAGGTCGAATGTACGCCCTTATCCACAGGTCGTGCAACGGGTCATGCAATCATTTGTTGACGTACTACCGGAAAACGTCTAACTTAGACCTTGTGACGCAGATGAGTGCACAGTTCCGGTTGGCGGACCTCACGATCGAGGGCGGCATGACGGCGACGATGGAACGGCTCTACGCCGAGACCGGGTCGTGGGAGGAAGTCGCTCGCCGGCTCCTCGTCGAGCACGGTTTCCGCACGTCCGGCCAGACGCTCCGGCGCTGGGCCGAGCAGCTCGGGATCGGTGCAGCGGCATGAGCGACCTCGCCGTCTTCGCTGACCCGTCGTCGCTGGAACTGGCCGACGACCCGGCCGCCCGGATGGTGGAAGCCGGCGGCATGACCGCCTGTCGATTCTCCACCATCCCCGGCCACGTCCATGAGCGCCGGGACGGGCGTCCCACCGACGCCGAGGGGTGCCACAGCGAGCACTCCCAGCAGATCGCCGACGAGGCGCAGTGGGAGGCGGGGCGATGATCTTCGGCCGGCGCAAGACGCACGAGGACCACCTCGCCACGGTGGACTACTGGAAGCACCGGGCCAAGAAGGCGGAGAGCGCCAACGTGCGCCTCCGCAACCTCAACGGCATCTACCTCACCGAGCGCAACGAGGCCACCGCCCGCTACCGGGCCCTCGTCGCCGACCGAGTCAACGGGAGGGCTTCGTGAGCGACCTGACGGGCAAGGACTTTCACATCGGCATCTGCCGGAAGTGTGGCCGGTACGGCCAGCTCTCCGCTGAGGGTCGGGTCTGCGCCCTTGCCGAGCCAGTCGGCATCGTCGGTGAGGACTTCTATCGCCGAGTGAGGGCCTGCGGGCGCATCGCTGACCGCAGGGCCGACCGAGTCAACGGGAGGGCGTCGTGAGCGGCGCCTACACCGTGCTGCCGAACGGGCTAGCCGTGCATTGGCACTGGCCGACGCTCGACGAGTGCTCCGACCAGCCCTGCGCCAAGCAGAAGGCGAGCAAGGCCCAGCTCGACGACTTCGCCGAGGCCATTGCCAAGCACAAAGCGGAGCGATGAGGCCCTGCGACCGCTGCCACCTCATCGCCCACCAGAAGGCGGCGGTGCTGATCGGGGCCAAGGCCTACGGGTTCTGCTCCGTCGCCTGCTTCGTGCTCTGGACGAGGGCGAAGTGGATGGAGGCGGCATGACCGCCGAGGCACGGCGAGCGATCACAGACAGCACCGCCCCGGGGCGCAATCCCGAGGCGGCGGAACGGGCGACCGCAATCGCCCAAGAAGGAGCATAGACATGTGCCCTCAGAAGTACGGCTATCGAGCCGACATGGAAGCCGGCGGAGACCGGCAGCCCTGTGTTGTCTGCGACAACCCTCGGCCGTCGTTCTCCTGGACTGACGCTCACGGAGAGGGCTACTGCACACGGTGCGGCACGCCCTACCAGATCAAGGGCGTCGATCAGCCGACGTGCAACATCAAGGACGACGCCATTCCAATCTTGCGTGCCTTCTGGGCGGAGACGCAATCGCCGAACGGTCTCGGCACCTTCTGGGGTTGGGATGACTACCCCGACCAACTGGCAGGCCGGCGCCGGTTCAACGAGTGGGACAAGAAGCGGAACAGCGAATCGGCGGAGGTGGCGTGATGGCGGTCACCGACCTCAGCGAGTTGGCCGCTCACGTCGACCACGAGGTGCGGGAGGCGCTGCGGATACCGGCGCTCGACGCCTGCCGGGCCATCCTGCGCGAGTGCGGCATCCGTGCCGCACGGCGGGCGCTGGACGAGGCCCCGGAGCAGCTGGGCATGGCCCAGGTGGCGCTCCGCCAGGCCCAGGGCGCCGAGCAGGCGGCCCGGGAAGCGCTCACCGGGGCGATGCTGGAAGCGGACTGGTCCCTCGACGGGCAGATTCACTCGGAGGGCAATAAACGCTACCGCTGGGTCGACTGCGACTGCGACGGTGCGCCCTTCGTCGGCGTGCCCGACTGCCCGGTGTGCAAGGGCGACGGCAAGTTCCGGCGCTTCCTGCTCGCCGACGACGTGAAGGCGTGGAAGGCGTCCGAGGCGGCCAAGGTGCCGGCGGTCAGCGCCGCCGCATCCGCCCTGCGGGTCGCCGAGGAGAACACCGCCGCCGCCCGTGACGGCGTGACCCTCGCTGAGAAGAAGCTCAGCGCCCGCCGTACTGACCTGGAAGCGGCGATCGCCGAACTCCAAGCCCTCTCGATCGGCCTGACGGCCAAGGAGACAGCACGATGAGCACCAAGACCGACAACACGCCCGCCGTGGTCCCTGCGGCCACGCTCGCCACGAACGCCGGGGCGCTGATCGCCACCGACGATGACTGGCAGGACGTCTCCGACGGCGACAGCTCGCCGCCAACGGCGCAGAGCATCCCGCTGCTGCACCTCAACCGCAAGAGCGACGGCGGCTTCCTCGACACCGACACCGGCGAGGTCACGCAGCGCATCGACTTCGTGTGGCTGGCAAAGGGGACGAGCCGGGCGTACTGGGACAAGCCCTTCGGGCAGGGCGACAAAGCCCCGACGTGCCGCAGCACCGACGGGGTGAGGCCCGACCCCAACTCGCCCGACGTGCAGGCCGAGACGTGCGCCGGCTGCCCGAACAGCCGCTGGGACGGCGACAACCCCCCGACGTGCAAGCTCTCCATCGAGGCCATGGTCTTCGTGCCCTCAGGTGAGGGCGTGGGGCACCTGGCCCGGGTGCGGTGGGGCGGCATGGCCGTGGCGCCGGCGCAGGCGTACTGGGACAGCTTCAGCGCCAGGATGCCGCGGCGTCCCGCCATCGCCTTCCTGTCGTCGGCCGAGCTCGAGCCGGAGAAGACGCCCAACGGCACCTTCCTGGTGCCGAAGTTCTCCCGGTCGCTGGAACTGAGCCGGGCCGACGCCCAGCCCCTCATCGACGAGCGTGACCGCCGCCTGGCGGAGTGGAAGACCACCGTGGCCGAGGACGTCGCCACCGGCGCCACACGCGAGGAGTCCCCGTCCGCACCGGCCGGCGGCTCGCCCGAGGGCACGTACCTGCTCGACGACGGCTCGGAGCCGTTCTGACCATGAGCGCCGACGTTCTGCCGCACGGTAACGGGGCGAGTGGATCGACCCGAACGGAAGGGGGCCTGCGCTGCGCTTCCGACTTTGGAGAGGGTGACAGCGTTTCAAGGCCGAATCCCCGTGCGGCTGTTTCAACCGTCGTCGTCAAGGCGACCCGGGAGGATGGGGCCGAGGTGGCTGCGGTCCACCAGTGCCCCCCTACGAGCGAGGACGTGCGCCGCATCGCCGCTCTGGCCTCCATGCCCGGCCTGGCCGGCGCCGGCGTCACCTGGAGCGCCACGCCCGGGGATAGCAGCCGATGACTCATCATTTGGACCTCTCGACGGTCGTGCTTTCCAGCGGGGCTCATAGCGACGGACCCGAAGGCGGGCAGGGCTGCATCATGGAGTGGACGGCCTACTTCGCCCACGAGCCGTGGAGCGACCACCCGCAGTGCGTCTCGCTCGTGATCGGGGCGTTCCTGCGCAGGTGGAACGACGACCTCGACGACGCCGGCCGCCAGAAGCTCGTCCCATACATCGCCAAGGTGGTCGGCACCAACACCGGCAGGGCCGACGACGAGCGTCGCGGCTGGCTGGTCACCGACTGGATGGTGCGGACCTACCTGCCGGCGTGGCTGCGCCTTGCCAACCTCGGCGAGCAGGCATCCGCAGTCGAGGCGCTGCCCGAGCTGGTCGACCCGGCCACATGGCGGGCAATGGCCGGGACAGTGGAGGGCGTCCGTCAGGACGCCCGAGCCGCAGGGGACGCCGCAGGGGCCGCCGCAGGGGCCGCCGCACGGGACGCCGCACGGGCCGCCGCACGGGCCGCCGCAGGGGACGC